TGGAACAAACAACAGATAGACGAAAAGATTATAACAATAGGAGAAAAGGATGAAGCGTAAACAAGCACTAAAAAAAGCCGAACAATTAATAACAGGAGACCGAGCTAAAGATTATGGAGACGCTTATCAAACTCATGAGAGCATAGCTAAAATGTGGTCTGTGTTGTTAAAGAAAGAAGTGTCTGTGCATGACGTTTATCGATGTATGATTGCTGTTAAATGCGTAAGATTAACACACACTCCAAAGCATGAAGACAGCATGATTGATATTATTGGATACTCTGCTTTAGCAATGGAGGCTATGGATGGCAAGCATCAGAGTTGATTATACAATCTTCTATGAAGAAGACTATAGAGAAAAAAAAGGTAAACTTTTTGTTCCTGTGGATATGGACTGCGACCAACAAGAGCTAATAGATTGCGTCCACGATGCTATATTGGACACTTGTGAAGATGATGATGATGTTATTGGTGGATCAGCCGTAATTTATTATTTTGGAACTAAAATAGATGTGCAATTTCAAGTTGAGGAGAATGAAGAATGTCAGACAACCATCCACTAAAGATTTTTGGTCGTATTTGCGAACAAATAGGCTGGGATAAAAAACTATCTGATTTGTCAGAAGACGAAGTTATTGGTATAGTATCTAACATACAGCTTTCAGCTAATGTAGACGATTTGTATGATGGAGAATATATTGCTCGTATCCACTTTCAATACTCAGATAAATCATGGAAAGGAGACGATATTGCTCCCTTCTAAAGACATAACAGAAAGTATTTCAGCATCTCTTGATGAAGCAATCTTAGCTGAAAATAGCAAACGTAAAAAAAGAACTTATCTTGGTGGATCGTCTCTTGGCGAATCATGTTCCAGAAAAATACAGTACAGGTACTTAGGAACTGAGTCTGATGAGGGTCGTGATTTTACTGCAAACACCTTGAGAATATTTCAGTTTGGACATGAAATTGAAGATTCAGTTGCACTCTGGTTAAAAAATGCTAACTTTGATTTGCGTACAGAAGACAAAAAAGGCGAACAATTTGGCTTTTCTATCGCAGACGGGGAGATTAAAGGTCATATAGATGGTGTGATATGCGGAGGTCCTGTTGACATGGGGTATCCGTGTTTATGGGAGAATAAGTCAGCCAATGATAAAAAGTTTAGAGAATTTATGATGAAGGGTGTAGCAAGAACTAATGCAGTTTATGCCGCTCAGATAGCTGTCTATCAAGCCTATATGAACTTAACAGAATACCCATGTTTGTTCACAGTATTAAATAAAAACACAAGTCAGATATACTACGAACTCGTGCCATTCAACAAAAACTTGGCACAAGAAATGAGTGATAAAGCAGTAAATATTTTAGAAGCCACAAAAGCAAAAGAAACTTTGCCAAGAGTAGCGTTTTCAAAAGATTTTTTTGAGTGTAAGTGGTGTGAATTTCAAGATAGATGTTGGGGTTAAAATAGACGACATTATAATGTAGAGAAAACAATGTCGCCTAACTTCAGCCAATGAAGGTAAGGATATAATAATGAGTATAGTAAGACTTGGCAATACAAATCGTGAGTTAAACTCACATCAATTGGTGGAACTAATAAGCGAGAAAGTGCCTCCAGAAGTGCAAATAGATGAGTTGCGAAACACATACCCCAACGGGGTTATTCGTGGCGATCAGTTTTCCATAGGTTCTTTATCGGGCGAAGCTGGGCAATCGTTAAAGATAGATATTAATCCACGATCTCCGTACTTTATGAAGGGTCAGGATTTTAACGGAGCTTCAGGTATAGGTGGTATTGTAAAGATATTGATGGAGGGTCGTGGTATGAGACTTCCTGAAATAAAAGAATTGTTCGGTTCTTATCTGGATAATACGCCTGGATTTGTTCGAGATACAGAAGCTCCTGCTCCAGTTATAAATACATCTTTACGACAACAAATAAATATAAAAACTCCTTTTGATAGCGAACACTTGTATCTTAATTCAGATGGAGAAATCCTTTGTATGGTTAGACGATACAATATGCGTGATGGTGCGGGTAATCCTACAATGGATGACCACGGTAAGCCTAAGAAAGAGTTTCGTCAGTTTACTGGTAACAATCCATATCCTAAAATGCCTGATGTTAGACCTTTATATAATATACCGAACATTTCCGCTTCAGATAAGGTTATCTGGGTTGAGGGCGAGAAGTGTGCTGATGCTCTTAATGAGATGGGATTTACAGCCACATGTACTATGGGTGGTGCTGGAATGCTGTCTCGTAAGTCATCTAGTCAGTTTGATTTCTCTCCGTTGCATGGCAAAGAGTTAGTAATTTGGCCAGATAATGATAACGCTGGTAAAAAGGTAGCCGAACTTGTGCAAGACTTAGCCATGAATGCAGGTGCTAGGTCAGTAACAATGTTAACTCCTCCAGCGGGTAAGCCTGAAAGATGGGATGCCGCAGATGCCATAGCAGAGAGCTTTGACATCGGGAACTTTCTTAACACAACAATAAAACAGACTAAGAGAAGCATAAATTTACTGGACGATAGTTTATTAATTAATCGTTTCGAGGGTCAAGCACCCGAACAAAAGTTCTTAATCGGAGATACCATTCCGTTAGGTGTGCCAATAATATTTTCAGCCGCAGGAGATGCGGGTAAAGGTATGATGACATTGGACTTGGCTATGAAAGTAGCAAGCGGAGAACCTATGTCTAGTGCTTTTGGTAGTGAGATTACTGAATTTGGAAATGCTATTATCTTTACAGCGGAGGATGATGAAGGCGAAATGCACAGAAGGATTGAACGATTAGATGAGGAAAACGCTCGTTTTAATTATGAGCATGAACTTCGTATTGTATCGTTACCTAATGTTGGTGGTGTATTCCCAATCCTACAAGAAACCCATGATGGTTATAAAACGAGTGTAGAATTTGAAAAGATATATGCACAAATTATACAGATGAATAATTTAAAGCTAATCGTGTTTGATCCGTTGGCATCATTTGTTCATGCTGATGTTAACTCTGATCCAGCAGCGGGAGCTGCCTTAACTGGATTGTTGGCTCAAGTGGCTACGGAAACTGGTGCTTCGGTGATGATGTGTCACCATATGACAAAGATAAAAGATGATGTTGCGGTTTCATCTCCAGAGCAAGCAAGGAATATGATTCGGGGAACTTCAGCATTAGTTGACGGTGTTCGTTGTGCTTTTGCTATTTGGCAAGTGGATGAAGCTACAGGTCGTAGACGTTGCCAAGATTTAGGTATTGAATATCAAAGAAATAGATGCTTTGATGGAGCAGTTGTTAAATCAAATGGTCCTGCGAGACGAGATATAAGACACTTTGTTCGTGATATGAACTCTGGATTACTGGATGATAGGTCAGATGATATAACAAGGTTACATTCGGGAAGTAATCGGGAGATTAAAAAGGATGCTTTATTTGTTTGGATTTCAACTTGTGAACGGGAAGGTAGAGCTTTGACACAACAATCAGGAGCTGATGCAATTTTACAACGGATGAGTGCAGATCCAGACGCACCAAGAACTTTGGATAACTGTACGCAAAGAATGGTTGATGGAATTGTTCGGGAACTACTATCGGAAGGTAGGATCGGGAAGTATTCTTTCAGTAGATCGGGAGGTCGTAAGTGGCTTGGAACTACAGAAGGCGATATGAGTCGTGGAGAATATGAGGCAACAACAGCAACGGAGAACTTATAATGTTACTAGCGGATGGTTTTGAAGGTGCGTTTATCGGAGTGTCTACTAGGTGTGGACAGCCAACTTTAGCCGTTTATGATGCGAACAAATGTTTGCAAATATTAATTGATCGGGATGAAATGACGCATGACGAGGCTTTGGAATATTTTAATTTTAATGTTATCGGGGCTTGGGTCGGAGATGAAACGCCCTTGTTTCTTGAGTCTATGTCATTGATTGAGGCGTGTAACTTAGATGGGGGAGTAAACGATAATGAGTGAACAAAACAGAAGAAGAAGCTGGCAACCAGTAGCTGAAACAAATCCAAAAGCACACAATTGTTCGTGTTGTGGAGATAATTACGCATCTTATTCAATAAATGAAGGTTGGAACTGGTTTTGTTGGAAATGCGTACCAGAAAATAAAAAAAACAAAGGAGAAAATTATGCGTAGAGGTAGACCTAAAACAAGAGTGGGCAATAATCATTGTGCAGAGTGCAAAATAGAAATGAAAGAAGTTTTTTATGTTAGAACTATGCCTAAACTATGTAAAGACTGTAAAGGAGAGGCGTGGTCAGCTAATTCTGAAGTAAAACAATTGTATAAAGACGCAATTGCTAATCCTACAGAACCAGCCGAAGATGAAATGTTTTTTGAAGATGATCCCAAAGCAGAAACCGAACAATTATACGGTAGAGTATCAAAAACTCCTGGTCGATCAAGTTACGCTACTGAAAGCTGTTTGAATGAAGTTATAATGTAATGGCTAACTTAATTTGTAACTTACCAGCTAAACAAGTTTGGGTTCGTAAAGAGTATTTAAGAGACCACCAAGACGGGCATGGAGAATTTGTTAAGGGTGTATGGGTTACTGCAAAATCTATATCAGGGAGAGCTTTTTACTTTGAAACCTATTTGCCTGAGTATGGAGCGTTGTTTGATAAGCTACCTATATCCGCTTTTTTATCTGAACCTGAAACTCCTGAACTTGATTTAGATTTACCAAACTTACAATTTTGGAACTGCATGGATTATAATGTTGTTGCCATACATAAAGAGTTTATAGCAAGTATGGATTTTGAAGTCTTAACAAGAGATTTTGGAATTGTAAAAGGAACGTACATTTGTACGTTAGATAATTATCATAACAATCCTGATGTTGTTGACTATGGCACAAGCGAAAACCCTGAAGAACATAAATCTTTTAATTTATTAAAACTTGATAATAAACAATTTTGTTTATATCCAAATAATAGAATGAGAGTTTACGATAATAGCCTGACCCCTGAAAATCCCCTGAAACCAGATTTTAAAGTTAGCACAATAGAGTACCAAGTTGAGAACGGTAATAACACAAGATTAGGAGATTCTGACGAATACTTTTGGAAAACTAAAAAAGAAGAATAAGTTTTATTATTGACATGGTTAGTAATCATTGCTATAGATTATATATTAATTACTACAGAAAGAGAAAATAATGACAATATATATAGCGTATGGTGCAAACCTAAATAAACATAACATGGCAATAAGATGCCCTAATGCAATCTCAAAAGGTTCTTCTAAATTACAGGATTACAAACTTGTATTTAATAATGTAGCTACGATTGTTAAATCAAAAGGCAATAGTGTAGAGGTTGCTTTATGGGAAATAACAGACGACTGCGAGAAAGCATTAGATAAGTATGAAGGCTTTCCTAATCTTTATAGAAAAGAATATTTAGATCAAGGCATGGTTTATGTAATGAACTATGGAGGTATGAATTTACCGAACAAAACATATTTTGATACTATTGAAGAAGGCTATGAGGATTTTGATTTAGACAGAACTTATTTAGTCAAAGCAGTGTTAGAAGCAAATGATTATCAATCAACGATAGGTAATATAATTCCCGTATCAAGAAAGAGAAGAGGTGGTAGGCAATGGAATTAAATATTTTTTTGTTGACATAGTCGTATTGGTTACATATATAGATTATAAAGGTCTATCGTAAGGAGTATAAAATGGTTACATTAAATAGATTAGTAGACATATATATCCGTTGGGGAAACAAGCAAAAGTTATCCCCATTGGGTTCTGCTACAGAAGAATTATTTAACAATAATCTTTCAACCGAACAATTTAATTGGTTAATGAAATTTGTGACGGTTTGGGATTATGCAGAAAACAAGGAGCATGACAAATGGAAAAGCCATTACTCGCAAGTGAATTAATATCCGCTCTTGGAGATGCTAAAAAGCATATACTTGGTTGGCAAGGTGGTAAATATGCAGAGGGCATGAGACGTAATGTGCAGACTGAAATTGTTACGTCTCAAAAATTTGTGTTAAGCAAAAGTCTTATTGAACATGCAGTACATGCAAGCATGGCAAAACCCGAAATACTTTTTAATATGTTGGAGCGAGGTATTCCCCCATTTAATTCTTTATGGATTGAGTGGGATGAAACCTACAGACAACAGTATTTAAAAAAAGTGCATAATTCTAATAACAAAGAATATGATTTAGATGAAAAAATTATGCCCGTTGGCTATCATATACATAAACATAATGATGATTTTATTTATTCTTTATACACAAAGTATGAAGCTGATAATAAGAAATATATGGTATCGCCCAATATAGGATTTACTATTGATAATGAAAAAGGGTTTGATCGATTTTCGGGTACTCAAGCCCATGAAGAACCTATGTCTGAAGATGATTGGTCAAAGGCATCATGGCAATCAACATCTGCCTATCTTGGCGGTTGGTACGTTCAAGATTATATGAATAATGGAACTAAAAAAGATAAATACTATTTAGACCTTATTCGACAACGTATTACAACAACCCAAACTGCATCAATGCACTGGACAATTTCACAAAATAAATTCGAGCATGGTTGGTCTCCAAATGATATGAGAAACTACATGGAAGTGTCTTATAATGTAATGACGGGAGATGCTAGGTTTCTTATCGCATTGCTTGGCTTGTTAAACTACGATTTAATCTCTACAGAGACGGTAATACCACCAAGAGAGATAGATCATATATCATTTGGTCGTAAGTCGCCTAAGAACGAATATAAGATCGTTACAATAAACCTGCCAAAGCCTAGAGGTAA